ACGTTGAATCGGAGATCCCCTGCACTTTCTATCGCAAAGGTACCACCTTCTTTATCCATTCTAATCACACGGTTACCATTGATAACCTCTGTCAACTGTCCACCCGCTGCCATGTCTAGCTTGGAGAAGGTGCATCTCTTGTTGATAGAGTTAGCAATCATTCTGATTTCGTTGTCAGAGTTTATACCAATATTAGATGCTGAATCTATACTGATAGCACCACCTACTTTGAGTTGATACTCCCCTGCCACCTTGTCAAATCGGTCACCCTCTACCTCTGTGTGTAAGTTTCCTTCCACGTTGAGGTGAGCATCACCAATAACCTGAATGATAAGTTTGTCCTCTTTTTTATTTTTACCGACCTTGAGGGTGGTCGACCTGTCACTATTTAGGTTCAAATCACGTGAACTGATGACATATGTGTCAGATTCTTCGTCCATCTCAAAGATAGAACCAGTCTTACCATTAATAAATCGGATTCTTTCACCATCCTTTGTATTATCAAACTCCATAACATGACCAGCTGAGGTCACTGTTATCCAGTTCTTAGGATAGTTGGTAATATGCTGAGGATTATCATTACTCTGCTCATTACCTTCAAATATATTTGTGTTGGAAGTGTCTTGTCTTGCCATTAGTATCCGTAACCTCCTCCACCTCCACCTTGTTGTGGTGGTGGGTTGCTTGGTGGGTTATTCTGTTGTGGTGGTGGTGACTGCTGTGGTGGAGTGCTTTGTGTTGGTGGATCTACTGTAACAGGTGTTGATTCAGTTTCAATAGGTGTTGTAGCTATTGATGTTGTACCTCCTGATGGATCTGATATACCTGTTGGTTCGTCCTTCATCTCTGCCACTGCTCTGTCTGGAGGATGACCCACACAGTCAATATAAGACTGAGTTTCAAATATCTCTTTGAACCTACTAGGTCCTACGTACTGATATGTAGGAACTATCTCAGCACCATATCCATCTGAGTCCTCAACAGTTGGTTGAATGAACCCTATAGTTTTTGTTGTGATAGTAGGTGTAAGTAATCTACCTTGATTATCTACTGAGACATCACCAACCTCTTTCTCACCAACTTTTATCTTAGGTTTTTTGTATCCCTTACCTACGTTTATTATGTCGATAGTATCTAAGACTGGTATGATATCCTCACACTGTGCATATAATGCTGTTGCGTTCGATGGAATAGCAAGATCAAAGAATACAGTTTCTGGGTTCAGTACAAATTTATATTTACCACCAGATGTCTGTATCTTCAGACCATTAGGAATGAAGTCTTCTTTATTCAAGCTAGCAAGAGCAACTAAACCAGTATTATTGTAGTTGTAATCCATAATCTGTAGTATACCTACATTTGGATCTCCATCCTCTTCTTGATAGAAAATAATTTCTCCTACATCAGCGAAATCATTTAGTTCTACGTTGTCTATGAGGAAGAACTTCTGCTCACGAGGGCAGTATGTATTGTCTGGGTCTAGTCCATAACCTACGCCTGGTTTATTAACTCGTATCTTCTCTATCTGTCCATTCTTGATGATAGGTGTAAGGTCTGCTCCTGTTCCCTCTGGTTCATTACATGAGAACATTGCTCTAACCTTAGCAGTGGTGTTGATTCTGGATCCTTTATTTCTCATTAACACACCAACCATAGATCCTATGTCATCAATGATAGGTAATGCTTTGATAATGGTTGTTGACTGTGCATTGTCAAAAATTAATTCTGGGAAGCATGGTTTCTTAAGTCTGTTTTTTGGACTACAGTTGAGAGTAGAGGAGTTGATCGTACCATCTGATGCACGTATAGGATAAACACTGTCGAACTTCTCTACTAAGCTCTTACCCTTCTCAAATGTCTTCTCTGATACACCTGTGCCAGGTGCACCAACTTCTGCGAACTCACCATTCTTTGTATTAAATGCTTGCTTAACAAATTTACCACCAATTAATTTTTGTACTGGCACCCATCCACGTGAGTTAGGTATAGCTGTGCCCACCAACTGTGTCTTACCATCTTTGAGTGCTGCTTTTGCTGCGTCACTATACTGACTTGCCTGTTTCTTCTGCTTATCTGCTTCACTTTCCTTAGCACCTGATCCTGTCTCAAATGTTGATAGTCCAAGAGCACAAGATAAATCACCTTCGCAAACTAAATCAATCAAGTCAAGAATCTTATTAGATATACCTTGGATGATATTAGCATTACCTTTGATAGCACCTAGAGCACCCTTTAAAATACCAAGTGCGGTATCTATACCCTTCATCAACTTGTCCATCAATCCACCAAATAGATCAGAGAATATATCTTTTGCCAAGCATAAAGCAGCATCAAGTGCTTGTTCGACGAGATCTTTTAATAAACCACCAATGACATCAGCTAACTCATTGAAGATTTGTTTGAATAAACAATTAACTAGATCTCCTATGTTCTTGAGTTGATCAACAGCAGGATCTAATAGGTCAGGATCAGGTATCTTGATATCATTAATAGTATCTTGGATCTCTTTCTGTACCTCTTTCAATACAGTTCCCTTGACATTACCTAGAATACCACTCATAAATCCCTGTATCCTATCCTGTACTGCCTCTATCTCTCCTGCCAAATCCTCTATCTTACCAGTATTCTTATTGATAAACTCACCTATATCATTCTTTTCTATACCTCTAGCAAACTTTAGGAACTCAGCAGTAGCACCTTTAATCTTAACGTCAGCAGGAGTACCACATTTACCATTGCCCACATGTATAGTATACTTCTTTCTCTTGTCGGCAGCCACCATTGCTTCTGTTGCCTTCTGTGCCTCACCACGTGGGTTTATAGTTGATACTGTGTTATCATCCTCTTCTCCATTCTCTTCTGCTTGTACATTGTTATTATTTTCATCTTTAGTGGTTGTGTCAGCAGTACCGCCAGGTATACCTCCACCTGTACCATGTTTCTTTGGATCATAATCTGGAGCAAATACTTGTTGATATCCTCTATTTGTATCTTCTGCTACCTTTGAGTATGTTCCTTTGGGGTTTTGATCACTGATACTACCCATGATGACTGGTATCTGTGCACTGGATCCATCCATAAAGAATCCAACTACCCAACTACTGACCTGTAACTGTTGAATAGAACCCATGCCACTTCTCATGGCATATACCACAGGCATAACACAAGATGCCCATGGTAGATCTTTTGTCGGTAGTACAGTTTTGTCTGGGTTGTGATACCCTACAATTCTTACTTTGACCTTACCTGTATAATCATAATCTTTTGCATTCGCACCCGTATACTCTGGATCAGACCCGTCGTTCTCGACTTGTCCTATCCACCAATTAAATCCATCCTTACCGATGGCATGTGCAGCACTTTCTAAATTCATGCTAAGTTATCTCTATACAAGGTGACTCTGGTAGACATCATATCCCTCTCAGATACAAACTGTCTGTATATCTTTCCTATTATGTATTTACCACTAATTTTTTCCTCCTTATCTCCAGATCTTGCGTTAAATTTATTAACGTCTACAACCTGACCTACCTTTAAATCTTGAGCACCCTCATACTCAAAAGTAGCAGACTGATTAAAGAACATTTGATTCCTTATCATAGACTGTGATAGTTGTTTTGTCAAATCTTGAGTGTATGTACCCTCGGTGTACATGGCAGTGTCCATGACTTTAGACATGATTCTAGTGGGTCTTCCTCCATCTAAATCTTTACCACCAAATTTTTTATAGAAGCTTGGCAATGGTCTTTCGTTTAATTTCTTCATTGTCGGATAGAAATCATTAATGAAGAATGGTATCTCTTCATACTTAAAATCTTTCATATCTAGGGTGAATGTTGTACTAGCATAACTACCAAGATTAATACCACGAAAAATATCACTGGTTCCACTGACAGTAAATCCTTGAATGTTTATATCGTTATTACTATCCTCTATAGGGTCTTGATCTTCTCCCATCTCTATTAGATTGACATTGATGATTCTTGACACACGTTGTTGAACTAAACGATCCATAGATCTAAAGTTGTAACCATCAACATTTTCAAAGAACAGATATCCCGCACTCTTATCACCACTACCAGCCTCTTCTATAGATCTCCAAGCTAACCAACTAATAATAGTATATGGATCCCAGTACGGACTGACAAATGACAATTTAGTTGTTGCGTTGTCAACTATAATTCTCTTCCTACTTTTTAGATCTCCTTTTATTAGATCTTCTACCATATTATGCGTCTTAGCACCACCACCTAGACCAAACCTTCTTGATATTTTTGTAGCACTATTTCTTACAGCATCTATACTGACACAATATAACATTGCTGATGACTGTTTTCCATCTTTTATAACACGATCTTTAACATCATATACAACCAACTCTTGTTTAATCATATTGCCTTCTGGAACTCCAGTAGCATCATCTGTCCACACCACCTCTACTGGTTCCATACCCACAAGTCTATTCAATATTTGTATTGGATCATTATTGGTGTCGTTAATCTTGATCATCACCAGACAATTAGACATGGTAATGTCTTCAATGTAGTGTAACTCTAGTAAATGACTAGAGGTCAACTCTATGACACTAAAACCGTCAGTACCAGTCTCATCTACTGATGCTACTCCTATACTTAATTTAACTAATCTAAAATTACCTTTCTTCATACTACATCATGTGGGGTCTCTCCCCCTTGAACTGACTTTACATTACCAAGAAGAAACTTACTAACTTCTAACTCAGTTGGTGCCATAGCACCTTTACTGGTCATGTCAGGACTAAACGAAGACCCTATTGTTAATGCGGCTGCTTTTAGTTTCGACTCCAATGAAGATGAACTGTTTTGCTGTAGAGCATCATTCACTGTGATCTGATTATTTTCTGCCATCATTATCTCATTTTGCTCTATGACTTGGTTGGTAAGACTGTTTATATCTTGTTTATTATATTGAGATCCTACGCTAGCTATTGATGTACCACCTAGTATCTGATTCAGTATGCTAGAGGTTGTACTAAACGCATTTGCTGTTGAACTTTTGAATATATTTTTAGCAGACTCAGCAACGTTTTTAATTGAGGTTCTAGTCTGATCATAATGTTCATTTGCTGATGCAGAGATAGTGTCTGTGGTTTCAAGAGAAGGTCCTCCTGAGTTCATAGATTTTAGTAATGCCTCATTTTGTTGTCTACGTCTTTGTAATCCTGTGACAGCAGCACCCATAGGCGTTTGATCACTCACGCCATGATCCTTATCTTTAGCAAGATTGAACATGTTTGATACTGTAGAGAATATACCTCCTCCCGCTATCAGTTGTTCACTGTTCTTGAAACTACTATTTGTAGTAGTCTCCTCCTTTTCCATAGATGGTTTTGGAACACCAAATGCCTCAGTTATATTTGATATCTGACTCTTAGCAGCAGTAAACTCTGGTGAATCTGGCATTGATAACTTAGACAATAGACCACCTAAACCAGCTGCCACTGCTTTTAATGGTAATGCCATAGCAGATGCTAGAGCAGATTTGTATTTGTCTAATCCTAAATCTTCAGCAAACTCTGAAGCAACGTTACTCTCACCATCTAGTCCTAAATCTTCAAGAGATCTAACTTTACTGTGATCTGGTGGTGTGGATCCTCTCCCGCTAGGACTCAATGCATTCATCATTGGAGTGGCAGGATTAACAAAACCACCCTTTGCTAGTTTAACATCAGGTGTTTGATTAGGTTCAACATTAGGTTTGTTGTTGGAGGGAGCTTGTACAATAGTAGCACCATCCTTTCCATCTTGACCAGGTGCACCATCTTGACCATCTGCACCATCTTTGCCATCCTCTCCAGACTCAGCAGTCTCTTCTATAACTTCCTCATCCTCTTGACCCTCTTCCATTTCAATCGGTGCATCAAGATCCATGATTGGCAGTGAACCAGGACTGATGAAGTTAGCAAATTTCTTTAGTGTTGTTCTAGCTTTAAGTATCTCATAACCATTCAATAAATCTTTTCTTATCCCACCCGTCTGAGAATCATCTCTCTTATCTGCCTCTACTATTGACTGTATATTCTCTGCTAATAAGAAGTCCTTATACTTGTCCTCCTTAAACATCGCATTGAGCATCGCATTACGATCCTCAAATAAATTTGTGAGATCACTCAGTACAACATGTACGTCTTCTAAACTAGGAAATTCTTTTAATGGATCCATTATAACTCACCATATTTGCCTGAGAAATTATTAAGACCAAAAACTGGCTTTCTTTCGACCTTCTTGTGAACTACTTGTGTTACTGGAACAGGAATAATCTGTTGGAGTGGGATAGGTAGTATAACTGTGGCTACCTTTGTCATACTGTTCATACCACTTCTGTTAGGTTCCAACCCTGATGCTTTGGCAGGAGAGAAGGAAGGACCTCCCATTGATCCATTACTTGTTGGCCACTTGACAGTATATTGTAACGGGTGACCATATGAAGCAGCAAGACTAGGACCTCCGTCACCGTCACTAGATGGAGGTACGACATTGCCTAATTTAATTAAATGTGCATATGGTAATGGATCTCCTGCTCCACCATATCTAGTTGAATCTTTCTTAGTATCAAATTCAAAATGTAAGTGAGGACCTGTAGAACTTCCTGCACCAGGATCTCCTTTAGCACCACCTGTCTTTGCCAAAACCTCTCCCGCAAAAAATTCACCAGATTTTTTTATGAACTGACTTAGATGAGCTATACGCATTTGTATCCCAGATGAGGGCAACCAAACATCCATCAAGTTGCCATAACCACCATATCTTCCTGATGCTAAGATCTCACCATCTTCAGCAAAACCTACGGGTGTACCAACGGGAGTTCCAACATCTACACCACCATGGGGTTTTGATCTTCCTTCAGTTGATCCATAGTAATCAGTAATATTAAAACTGCCCACACTACTAGCAGACACTTGTTGTGTAGTATCAGTCGTTGTATTAGTAGTGGATAGTGTCTCTGTTATTGTCTCTGCTTGAGCTGGTTTATTGAATACTGCATTGAGGATCCCTATTATAGGATTAGAAGCAGTTAAAGCTCTAGTAGCATTATTCTTTACAAATGAAGCAAGTTTATCTGTGACCTTCGTACCACTAAACACCTTTGGAATTTCACCGCCAGGAAATAGTCCACCTAACTTAGATGCCTCTGATGCTATTTTTTGTGACTCTGTACTAGGAGTTGGTAATGTGCCAAGGAATCCTTTTGTGACTCCTAACATCATAGCACCTACTTCTTTGAACAAGGAACTCATCACATTACCCATCTTAGAATGTGGTATGACAAGTTCTCCCTCTCCACCTTCACCAATTATTGCCTTTGTTGGACGTGTAACTTCACCACCCTCAGCAAATAAGAATCCTTTTTTACTCTCTCCATCATACTCGCCTGTCTCTTCATTGAATGCTGCGTATGGATCTTGTCCACTGAGCACTTGAAGAAGTTCAAATATAGTTAGACCCCAACCCGCAATTTGTGATACAGTAGCAGCAATGCCAGGTATCGCAGCACCAACACCAGTAACAGATGCAGGAGCAGTTGCTAGAGTCGTTGCGTCAGCAGCAAAATCCATGGCAGCAAGACTACTACCGACCCATCCTTTCCAACCGCCCATCTTGTTATAACGAGCAATATCATTAGCTGACAATGCCATACTCGCTACTGGAATAGCTCTTCCAGATCCTTTGCCCAGAACCTTACCGACGTTCTTGAACATCTTAGATTTCTGCACTTTCTTGATGACATCCTCAGTGGCAGATAATATAGTTCCTCTATTCTTCCAAGTGCTTCTTATAGCTCCTAGACCTTTCTTTCCTAAGTTTACGCCTTGTTTGACCTTATCACCAACAAATTGTCGAGCAACTTTAGCTTTGTCAGCTACAAAATTCTTACCTTTATTGATCTGATTACCAATTCCCTGTCCAAGTCTATTCGCCTTTCCTACTATATTGTCTTTGAACTTGCCTATGTTCTTAGGGTTCATCCACTTGGGTAACTTAGTTCCGTATATAGATTTCTTTCCTAATGAAGGTGCACCACCAAGTCTCTTAACGCCAGCTCGAACATTACGTACGAATCTACCGATCTTGGTTCCCTTACCCTTATTCTTAAATCTAACCTTTTTCTTAGGTTTAAGTCTCTTTCTTAGTCTAAATCTGTTTTTCTTTTTATCCTTACCATCTGCATCTCTTTCTGCCTTCGCCTTGCCAATCGTGACTCTCTGCTGTTGTATCTGAGTCATTACAAAGAATTTCTTCCTATTTCTCAGATAATCTATATACTCCATCTCAGTGTCGAGCATCTTTTTAGCTGTACGAGTCATCTCACCTGATACAGGCAAGAGTTTAACTCCTAACATCTTAGAGATAGCACGACGATTCATCTTCTCTTACGTGATTGACGCTCCTTTTCCATACGTTCCCTTTCATCTTTTAACCATTTGGCAAGCATATTGACGTATATGTCACGCTCCCAAGGGATCATATTTTCTATGTCACTCAAGGTATATTTATGGTGTTGAACCAAGGCAAAATTCGTTTGATAGAACCTTGCTAACCCCTCTTGGAATAGGGCTATCCGAAAAAATTAACTAATCCTTCGACAACTGTACTCGTTTTAACACCTGTGTTAGGATTAGTAACTGTAAGCTCGTGCCTAAGAGAAGGCATAGTATCAAAGAATTTTTGAATACTTTCAAACTGATCGGTAGTAAGTTTTTCCAACCATTCTTTAGCCTCTTTCGCTGTAAATGATCCACAATCATCCTCTCCTTGATATACTCTGTCAATACATGTAGATACCAACTCATATGGATCTACGGTATCCTCTGTGAAATTAACTTTAGTAAAGTATTCTAGGTTAGGATACTTCATAACCACCGTCACATCATCATTGATTTTAATTGTGTTAGTGTGTCCCTTCGGAAAATCAACTTTTATCGCATCAATAGGGATGGTTACAGGAACCTTTGTATCAGGATCATCGTCACATGGAACCTCCAATTCAATAGTTTCTTGAATAGATCTACCACGCAACTGTAAGAAGATGTATTCTACATCAAAAATAGATAGATCATCCATCCTAAAACGACTTGAGATACAGTTTTTAAATATCACTTTGATAGCTTCAAGTATCTGCTGACTGTCGTTCTCTTCTAATGCTAGGATAAGAATCTTCTGTTCTTTCACGAGGAAAGGACGATAATTAAGTTTCTTTTTGGTTGAGGGTACTACCAACGTATACGTTGGCGTAACAATATCAGGTAATGGCATAATAAGTTGGTCAGTATATATTATATATCAACCTTTCACGGAACTTGTTTGTATTGTGTTTATCGGCATGAACTGAGAGTATTCATAGTATAAACCTACACTCAACTTAACAACTCCTGATCCACCAGAACTATATGGTATAGAGGAGAGCATGTATGGATATGATTTAACTAATTTTACTTTCCATGTTTTGAAGTTTTTATCTTTTCCTGATGTGTTCTGACTTCCACTATACTTTTCATACTTTGTAATTGTGGTATCACACACGTATTCATTGTAAAAGTTTTGTACATATGCTCTTACAGGTCTATCTTCTGTAGGAAAGGTAGGATTTCCTGTTATAAACTCCTGCCATCCTCTAAAAAATCTATATGCTTCTGATCTGACATCCAATATAAAAGATATATCCATCTCATTGAATACTTTTGCCATAGCTGGTTTCATATTAATACCCTTGTGTACCATCTTGACATCCTGAGATACCATTGATGTGCCTGGCACCTGTATCTCATTTGCCATATCAACTACAAGTTTATTAAAAGAATTATTTTTTACCTCATATTTTTCGTCTAACCATTTAGCTAATTTGCCATTGATTCCTGCCTTGTCGATGCCAAACGCCAGATCATACTGGTTGGTAGACGAAGGACCACCAACAGTTCTTAGATCGGTTAAAAATTGAGTAACGCTTTTCAGTGCCATAAATACACTACATGGGGTGGTATTTTTATTTATGTCTCTAAAACAAGGAAAGTTCAAACCCAAGAA